TGGGTATGTATTTTGCTCTGTGCGCTCAGGACGATATGAAGCCCTCTGTTGCTGGTATGGCATTGGCTTTTGGAGTTGATAGAACGACTCTATGGAAATGGGCAAATGGAGTGGATAGTAAGACTTTGCCCCCGGAAAGCCGCAACCTCGTTAAAAAGGCGTATCAACTTTTGAACGCACAAATGGAAAACTATATGCAGAACGGAAAGATCAATCCGGTTGCCGGTATCTTCCTGATGAAGAACAACATGGGCTATGCGGACAAGCAGGAGGTCGTGTTGACACCCAACCAGCAGCTCGGAGAGCAGGTTCCCGCTGAGGACTTGGAGAAGAAATACCTCGAAGATGTGGTGGGTGCGTCCAGCGACTATGACTCGGAGGACTGAGCGACTTTCCCGACTATGGCTTACGACTTTGCGACTTTCCCACGACTTTCACGACTTTCGTCCGAACGACTTTGCGACTTTCTGGCGAGGGTCTGCGACTTTGACAGAGCTGCCGATCTCACCACGGGGTCGGCGGCTTTTTCTTTCCCATCTGATCGGCGGCGGGTTTCACCGGGGCGGCGTGGGCGCTGCCGGGGTTCCGGCCTGATCGGGGCGGCGTTTTTGCCCTTTATAATGTATAGTGCATTTTCTCTTAAGTTTTCGGACGGTGGAAAGCATCAAGAAAAAACTTGAATTATTTTTAGAAACTCTATTGACATTCAAGTTAAAACTTGATATACTCCAATCATCAAGTTAAAACTTGAAATTGAAAGGGGTTTTTACAATGACAGTTAAACAGTTTTCAGAAGTAGCAGCGGGGCGCATTTATTTGAATGATTTCGGAAGTTCTCTTTCCGCCGTTCCCGGTTCCGTTCTCTTTGATGCTATCAAAGATTGTAAGATTTGTGAAATTGAAAGCCGGGGCGGAGATTTCGAAATCACATTAGAAAAACAGCTTGTGCGGGAATGAGAAAGGAGCTTGCATCATGAAAAAGATTTTTGATTTACCCGTTTGCGGTTATGACCGGGCAAAAAGTTTTTATGGAAAGGCGAAAATCATTGAAACGGAAAACGGCGAAAAAGTTTTACAGTCCTATAATACTTTTGTTTGTCGTATCACGGCGGCGGGGCGGTTCGTTCGTATGTGGGGCGGCTATTCCGCTACTACAATGCGCCATGTAAATAGTTTTCTTTCATTCTATGATATGAACGGCGGCGGGAAATCATGGTGGGATATGCAGCCGGTAGAAACGGAAAAGCCGAAAGCGGCGGATATGACCCCCGCCGAAAGTTTGAAAGCCATGTATAACCGCCGTGCAGCTAACAACATGAATTATTGAAAGGGGTGCAATAAATGAAATTCAAGACAACACAAAAGGCAATCCGGGCGAATTACAATAAAATTATTTGCGTTCCCTATTGCGGATTGCAAACCCTTTTGAATTATGAAAGCCCGGTTGCGTACACGGTACGCCGTGAGGGGTGGGCGGCTGATATTTACGATATGGGCGGCGGGGTTGCCATTGTAACCGGATATGCCCCATTCGGAAATATTCGCCCGTCCTATGAATTGCGGGAACGGTACGAAACACAGGCCGAAAAAATCCGTTATGATTATAGTCTTTCCTATGAACAACAGCGGGAAAGCCTGAAAGGCCTTGCAAGGGATTTTATAAAGGGGGTTTGCAATCATGAATAAACGGGAATATTGCGAAAGCCGGGAAAGTATCGCCTATTACAGCGGCTTGAATGGGCTTGAAATCAAAGGCATTGAACACGGCATTGATGATTATGTTTATTGTGTTTCCGGGGCGTGGGGCGGCGGTAAAGCGTTCCACCGCTGTAAAATCTACTACCCCGCAAACGGTAAAGATAGCGCATTTTTCCGGGTGCATGGGTATAAAATTCCGCTTGATGAATGTATTAGAATGGGGGTTTAATTATGAATTACATTTTCAAAACAACGGCAACAATGAAAGAATACAACAATAAAAAGTGGTACATTGACGGCGGTATTGTTTCGGATATGCGCATAAATGCGGATAGCGTGGAAAATGCGCTTGAAATTTACCGGGAACGGGTGGAAGAAAAGCATTACATTACAATTTCCAAAAATGCCATTAAAAACAAGTCGGAAATGTTCGTTGATCTATCAGACGGGGGTGCAAAACAAGTTGGTTATGTTATCACGGGTAAAACAGAATTTGACAGGGGCGATTATTCCGGGTATAGCACACAGTATATTGATCTGTGGGTAACAATTCTAACTGTTGTTGATACGGTATTTTAACGGGGGTGTAAAGCATGGTATACGCAAGGAAAAAGCACGGCGGCGCAAGCTGCTATCTTGTATCCCCTGACACGGTGCAAGCGTTTATACGGCGTATTACATGGGCGCAAGGGGTTGCAAATTGCTTTTGTAATATCACGGTAAAGCCCTATAAAGGCCGGAAATATAACCCCGCTTTTGTTTGGGTGTGCGTGGGTTGAAAGGTGGTGAAAGTGTGTATTTAATTCTTTTGTTGCTTTTGCTGCCGGTTCAAATCCTGATTGAAATATTGAAATTGAATAAGTGAACGCCGCCCCGGTGCTATTCCGGGGCGGTTGTTTTTTTTGCGCTTTTCGGCCTGATTGGGGCGGCGTGAATGGGTGACGGGGGCGGGGGATATAGGCGCAGCGATCAACGCCGGGTAAGGGGCTAATGGTGATTCACATACAAAAGATGCTTTTCGATAGGCACTTCTGAAAAATCCGCAAAAAATAAAAAGGTAATACTCAAGAAATATCTTGACAAGTTAAAACTTTAATGCTATCATACTCTCAGAGGTGATAATTATGACTTCCAAAGAAATTGTAAACAATCTCATGCGAGCACAAGGGGTAAGCAACGCTGAAATGGCAGCTAAACTCAATTTGACACAAGCTGCCCTTTGGGACAGACTCAACCCCAAAAAGACTAACAACATGACCGTTAAAAAGTTCAACGAAATGCTCAAAATGCTTGATTACAAAATTGTAGCGGTTCCTCGAAAGACCCGTCTGCCAGAAGGAGGTTTTGAAGTTGACTGACACGATGATACTTGCATTTAACGACACTGAGGTTCGTAGTATTACCGAAGAAAACGAAATCTGGTTCGCATTGGTTGATGTCTGCAAAATTCTCGAATTAAGCAATCCAAGACGAGTTGCCCAGCGGCTTGACGATGACGAGAAACGTAACTTCAAGTTACGTTTGCCGGGTCGTGACCCTTGGTTTGTAAATGAGCCGGGATTGTATCATGTTATCCTTACATCGAAGTCTGAAAAGGCTGTACCTTTCCGCAGATGGGTTACGCACGAAGTTCTTCCGTCCATTCGTAAACAGGGCTTCTACTCCCTGCTGACAAAAGAGAAGTTGATTGAAGTTCTGACTGACAAACAGCGTGAGGACAACACCTATCTTGACTGCATTGATAAATCGGCTATCAAACGTCAAGTTTTGCAAGAAACGAGAGAAAAACGGATTGAAGAAACCCGAAAGATATGGGTCAGAGAGTTTAACGGCAAAGTTGAACCTGATTTCTCGCCGGAAATCAAAAGGGAATTGAGTCAGATTTGGGAGGGAGATATGCCTATGTTCCATAAATATCTCGACAAATACCACTCAGATTGCTATAAGAAGCAAAAAGGTAAACCTATATTGTTTTAACGAGCGAAGATAGATATAGCTCACAAGCTATTGAGTTATATAACTTTCTCTTAGTACGTGCGTATATGGGGAGTTTATACACTCTAATAGCTTGTAAGCTATTACGGAAAGGAGAACGACATGACAGTAAAAGAAATCGTCTATCTGCTGTCTACGAAGCAGGGATTGACCCAAGATGACTTAGCCAATAAGATCGGCTACACCAATCAAGGGAGTGTTGCTCGTCCTCTTTCCCGTAATAACGGAATGACCATGCAAGTTGACACACTCATTCGTTGGCTGGAAGCTCTGGACGCTCAAATCGTCATCGAACCGCTTGATGGCGATGACGGGTATGTTTTGGACGGGGAGAAAGAGTTATGAGATGGGGATATGGTCGAGTCAGTTCTAAAGGACAACGACTCTATGGTATGTCACTTGAAGATCAGCTTGAAAAGCTGTTGGCTCAGGGTATTGACCAAGAGCATATCCTACTGGATACCTACACTGGCACGAAGATTGACAGGCCGAAGTTCAACGAAGTCCTCTCTAAGTTGAAACCCGGTGACGAATTGGTGGTGTGCAAGCTCGACCGCTTTGCCCGTACCGCTCCCGAAGGAGCCATGTTGGTTCGTGATCTGGTGGAACGGGGTGTTAAGGTCAATATTCTCAACATGGGTGTTGCGGACAATACCCCGATGGGAAAAGTCATGGTCACAGTTATGCTTGCTTTTGCCGAATACGAGCGGGACATGATCGTTGAAAGAACCAGTATGGGTAAGGCTATGAAGCGAGAACATGACCCCGATTGGCGGGAAGGTCGTAAATTAAAAGAAATTGATAATGAGCAGTTTGAAAAGCTCGCTCAAAAACAAAAAGACGGTCTTATTACCGTAGCGGACTGCTGCCGGGAACTCGGCATTAGTCGGTCTACATGGTATGACCGGGCAAGAAAGGTTGGTTGATCGTGAAGAAAGAAATTAGTCCTCAGAAAAAGAGAGTGGTTTATCTCCTGTGCGGTATCATTATTGCGATAACTATTTTTTCTTGCGTTGCCATTTTGATGTTACCCTCAATGGAGCCTTCCCCTGCCGAGTCTGAACCTCAGACTTCCGAGGAAACTTCGGCAGTTGGCACTGCTACTTTTGATGAAATTTATCAAGCCTATAAGGAAAACGAGCTGGTAGCAGATGATTTATACCAGCATAACCGTTATCGAGTGACGGCGAAAATTAACGGAATGACCAATGACGGGTTGTTTAATCTAACAGGTGGTGCAACGCTGACTCTGGAAACAAAGGTCGATAACACTATTGTCTTCTTTTATGCCGAGTTTGAGAAAGAACAAGAGGAAAATCTAAAGACAGTCAAAGTTGGAGATACTATCACTTTTGAAGGTAAGTGTCTTGATGCCGGGAATTGGTCGGAATGTGAGTTGGTTACACAATGAAGTTCTTTCTTAACATCATCGGATATTTTCTGATAATCAGTTCTATTTTGCTGGTTCTGGCGTTTGTGATACCGAAAATTCTATAATCGGCTTCTGCAAGGGCAGGAGTGACAGCCATGACGGGCTATCTGTGTAGAAATACACGGGTAGCTCGTTTTTTTTGTTGGAAAGGAAATGCACATGAATTATGAAAAACTCTCCGGCTCTATTCGAGCCGTGATCGACCGGCGACCGGGAGATAACGGGGCGTACAGCGACCTCTTTTCTCTATGCCGGGAATGGGAAACTGAGGATTTCTCGGCGGCGCATAAGGTGAACAAGGAGCTGCTGGCACTCTCCGCAGATCAGGTAGTCCGTGGCGGTGGGGCAAAGTTCTATGAACAGTGGCGGCGGTGTCTTCTCTTTGAAGCGCCCCATGATTTTGACTCCTTCATGACCTACATTGAACTCGACCGTAAGCCGGAAAAGCGGTTTTATGCGCCCCGGAAGCACTATCTCAGACCGATGGTGCAGGGGTTCCAAGATGTTCTGGACGGGAAGCTGCGTCTTTTGACGATCTCCATGCCGAAACGAGCGGGAAAGTCTCAAACGGGTATCAATTTTGTGAATATGATTTCCGGCAAGTTTCCTGACCGCTCGACCCTGATGGAAGGGACAGGCGATGACCTTGTAAAGAGCTTCTACAATGGTTGTCTGGAATACCTGACAGTTCCCAACGAGTATCTGTTCTACGATGTGTTCCCGGACGCACGGCTGGTACAGACCAACGCCGACACGAAGACGGTGA